CGCACGCAGAGGTTTTTTTTCGATGGCTCGGAAATCTCAGGCCCGATCGAAGGCCGCATCAAAGCCCGTCGCCGGGCCGCAGGAGGGAGCCGGACGGGAATCGCTGGCGCGCTGGGCGCCGTTCGACCTGCTGGGCGATCCGATCCCGGAAAACTGGGCTTCCCGCGGTCGCCCTCCGCATATCCCGACGGCGCGCAACCGGGTGAAGGTCCGCCTGCTGCTGGCCGAGGGCCGCACCAAGGTCTACATCGCCCGGGCGCTCCGGATTACCAAGGAGACGCTCACAAAGCATTATTTCGTCGAGCTGCGCCAACGCGCCGAGGCGCGTCCCGCGCTCGAGGCCGAGCTCTTCATGCGCAACTGGGAGCTCGCCCAGGCCGGTAACGTCGGCGCGCTGAAGCTCTTGTTCCAGCGCTTCGAGAAGCTGGACCTGGTGGTCCCGCCGGCGCGCGAGCCCGAGGCGAAACCCGAGAAGCTCGGCAAGAAGGAGGCGGCCGACCGCACCGCCCAGACCGCCCACGAGGAGTCCGGATGGGGCCCGCTGCTGCACTGACGACCGGCTTGAGCGCCGACCGCGCCGTAGCGCCGGCCGCGGCCGCTGGATCCGGCGGCTGGAGCTTCGCCTGTCCGGACTGGTTCGAGCGCCTCGCCGCCGGGCGCTCGCTGGTGCCGGACCTGCCGCTCGACCGCGACGAGGCCGAGCGCGCGGTCCAGATCTTCAACCGGCTGCGCCTGCCCGACGTGCCCGGCCAGCCGGCGAACAGGGAGGCCGCCGGCGAGTGGTTCCGCGACATCGTGCGCGCCGGCTTCGGCTCGCTCGACCGGGCGACCGGGCGCCGCATGGTGCCCGAGCTGTTCCTGCTGGTGCCGAAGAAGAACAACAAGACGACGGGCGGCGCCCACGTAGCGCTCACCGCCATGCTGATGAACCGGCGGCCCTACGCCGAGCTGCTGTTCATCGGCCCGACGCAGATCGTCTCAGACACCGCCTTCGAGCAGGCCGCCGGCACGATCGCCTCCGACCCGGAGGGCTACCTGCAGAAGCGGTTCCAGATCCGCGACCACGTGAAGACCATCGTCGACCGCACCAACAAGGCGCGGCTCAAGATCAAGACCTTCGACATGAAGGTGATCACCGGCTCGAAGCCGGTGTTCGTGCTGATCGACGAGCTCCACGTCATGGACACGATCCACTACGCCGCGAAGGTGCTGCGCCAGATCCGCGGCGGCCTGATGCCGAACCCGGAGAGCATGCTGGTGTTCATCACCACCCAGAGCGACGACCCGCCGGCGGGCGTCTTCAAGGACGAGCTCGACTACGCGCGCGGTGTGCGCGACGGCCGGATCACAGTCGGCGCGCGCATGCTGCCGGTGCTCTACGAATTCCCCGCGACGATGCAGACCGCGCCCGACCGGCCGTGGGAGGACCCGCGCAACTGGCCGCTGGTCAACCCGAACCTGGGTCGCTCGCTCGCGCTCGAGGACCTGGTCGCGGGCTGGCGGCAGGCCCACGAGAAGGGCGAGGCGCACTGGCGCGGCTGGGCCTCGCAGCACCTCAACGTGCAGATCGGCGTGGCGATCGGCGGCTGGCGCGGCGCCGACTACTGGCAGCAGGCGGCCGACGAGAGCCTCACCCTCGACGAGCTGCTGGAGCGCTCGGAGGTGGCGACCGTCGGCATCGACGGCGGCGGCCTCGACGACCTCCTGGGATTGGCCGTGCTCGGTCGCTGCAAGACCACCCAGGACTGGCTGCTGTGGACCCGCGCCTGGGCGCACCCCGACGTGATCGAGCGCCGCGGCAACATCGCCCAGCGCCTGCGCGACTTCGAAGCGGACGGCGACCTGGTGCTGTGCCAGCGCCCGACCCAGGACGTCGAGGAGGTGGCGGCGATCGTCGCCCGGGTCGCCGAGGCCGGGCTGCTGCCCGAGCGCCACGGGGTCGGGCTCGATCCGGTCGGGGTCGCTGCCATCGTCGACGCGCTCGACGCCTGCGGGCTCGGGAGCGAGGAGAACAAGGGCCCGCTATGCGCGGTCCCCCAGGGCTACCGGCTCAACAGCGCGGTGCTCGGCATAGAGCGCAAGCTGAAGGACGGGACGCTGTGGCACGGCGGCCAGGCGCTCATGCGCTGGTGCGTCGGCAACGCCAAGACCGAGCTGCGCGGCTCGGCCGTCATGATCACGAAGCAGGCCGCCGGCCGGGCGAAGATCGACCCGCTGATCGCAGCCATGAACGCCTTCGTGCTGATGAGCCGGGCGCCGGCGGCGACGAAAAGCGTCTACCGCGAGCGCGGCCTGGTGATGGTGTGAGCGAAGCGTCGCCGGTGCCCGAGGAGGGTGCGGACGATCAGGCGCGGCGACCGCCCGCTCGGCGCGAGCTGTTCGATCTGCGCGACGGCTTCGCGCTGGGCGGTCTCATGCTCATGGCAGGTGGCCTCGCGGCGGTATGGTGGCCGTCCGCGCTGATTATTCCGGGTGTCCTGCTGTTCTGGCTGGCGGTGCGAAATGGGCCTTCTTGACCGGTTGGAGCAGCGCCGGCCGGCGCGTATCGCGGCCGAGCTGACCGAGGTCGAGGATCTCCGCGAGCTGATCGACCTCGCCATGGGCGGGCCGGCAGCGAGCGGCGAGACGGTAAACGTCAAGCGCGCGCTCGAGTGCCCGCCGGTCGCGGCTGCCGTCCAGGTCATGGGCGAGAGCGTCGCGCAGCTGCCGTTCCGGGTGTTCCAGAACCTCGGCGACCGCCAGATCGAGGAGCGCCCCGAGCACGACGTGAACGCGCTGCTCGGCAGTCGCGGCAAGCCCAACGAGTGGCAAACGCCGTTCGAGTTCTTCGAGCAGGGCACCCGCGACGTGGCTCTGAGGGGCAACTTCTACGCCTTCAAGAACCTCGTTGCAGACCGCCTGCGGTCCCTCGACCGGCTCGTCGCGGACAAGGTCACGGTGAAGCAGGACGACAATTTCCGCATCCGCTACACGGTCACCACGCCCGGCGGCGGCACCAGGGATCTCACGTCCCGAGAGATCTTCCATCTGCGGGGCCCGAGCGACAACGGGGTCGCCGGCAATCACGTGGTCAAGCAGATGCGTCACGCGATCGGCTTGGCACTCGCCCAGGACAAGCACGCGAGCAAGCTGTTCGCCAACGGGGCGCGGCTCTCGGGCTGGCTCGAGCACCCGGGCGTCATCGGGCCCGAGGGGACCGAACGCCTGCGCGAGGCCTTCGAGCGGATATTCGGCGGTGCGGACAACGCCTACAAGACGGCCGTGTTCGAAGAGGGGATGAAGTTCAAGGAGGGCTCGATGACGGCGGAGGCGGCGCAGCTGATCGAGAGCCGCACGCTGCAACGCTCGGTCCTCGCCGCCATCTGGCGGGTGCCGCCGCACATGATCGGCGATCTCGAGAAGGCGACCTTCTCGAACATCGAGCACCTGGCGCGGCAGTTCGTCGACTATGCGTTGATGCCGTGGCTGCGGCGCTGGGAGCAGGCGATCGGCACGCAGCTGCTCAGCGATGCCGAGCGCGCCGCCGGCCTGTTCGTCAAGCTCGACCCGCGCGGCTTGCTGCGCGGCGATTCCAAGGCGCGCGCGGACTTCTACACCAAGGGCATCGCGGCGACCTGGCTGTCGCCCAACGAGGTCCGCGAGAAAGAGGACATGCCGCCACGGGACGGCGGCGACGAGTTCAAGAACCCCAACATCACCGCCGCCGACATGGCGGATCCGGACGCGCCCGAGGGCGGGCGCACCGACATGTGACGAGGCTGACCATGACGCCTATCGAGATCCCCGCCGGGATGAAGAGCGCGCGGCGGCGCCTGTTCAACCGTTCGATCGACAACCGCTTCGAGATCCTCGCCCAGGACGGGGTCACCGAGATCGCGATCTACGACGAGATCGGATTCTTCGGGATCAGCGCCGAGGCGTTCCACGACCGCCTGCTGGCGGTCACCACGCCGCGCATCCGCCTCCTCATCAACTCCCCCGGCGGCGACGTGTTCGACGGGCTCACGATCTACAACGACCTGGTGCGCCACGCGGCGACGGTCGAGGTCGAGGTGCGCGGCATCGCCGCGAGCGCCGCCAGCCTCATCGCCATGGCCGGCGACCGGATCATGATGGCCGAGAACGCCTTCATGATGATCCACAACGCCTGGGGCATCGTCATCGGCGACGAGAACGACCTGCGCGCCTTCGCCGAGGTGCTCGCCAAGATCGACGGCGCGCTCGCGCGCACCTACGCCGGGCGCACCGGCCAGGCGCTCGAGGAGCTGCGGCGCATGATGGACGACGAAACCTGGCTCGATTCCGACGATGCAGTCGCGAAGGGCTTCGCCGACGCGACGGTCGAGGCGGTCGAGGCCCGTGCGCTTTTCGACCTCTCGGTGTTCGACAACGTGCCGGCCATGCTCAAGCAGCAGACCGAGAAGGGCCTCAGGGCCGCCGGCTTCTCGAAACACGAAGCGCGGATCGCTGCGGCGGACGGCTTCCACACCTTGGCGCGGCGCGACGCTGCGCACCCGTCCCGGCGCGACGCTGAGGACGAGAGATTGCGGAGCGAGCTCGAGCTGGCCCTGGAGGTGTTCCGGGCCGCATGACCAAACCGCATTCCCATCCGACAACGGGCCCGCTTCGGCGGGCCTTTTCTCTGGAGGAGTGATTCATGCCCAAAGACACAGCCACTCTCGTCCGCGAGCTGGGCGAAGCCTTCGAGGCCCACAAGAAGACGAACGACCAGGCGCTCGCCGAAGTGAAGGTCCACGGCGAGGCGCTGGGCGAGACCAAGGCCAAGCTCGCGACCATCGACACAGTGATCGAAGACCTGAAGGCGAAGTGCGATGAGGCGGTGAAGGCCGCGGCGGAGGTCAACCGCCGCGGTCTCGGCGGCCCGCTGGCTGAGCCCAATCTGGACACCCGCCAGGCCGCCGCCCGTCTCCACCTGATGGCGAAGCGGCAGCGGATCCGCCCGAATGACCCGAACCTCGATGTCGAGGGCTATCTCGCCTACTGCGATGCGATCGAGGCCGCGATCCGGGTCGAGTTCCGCACCGGCGGCCTGAGCTCCGACATCCGCGCCGCGCTCGAAGTCGGCGTCGACCCGTCCGGCGGCTGGTTCGTGCCGCCGACGATGGCCAGCGAGATCGAGCGCCGCGTCCACGACACCTCGCCGATGCGCCAGGTCGCGCGCATCATCCAGATCGGCACCAACGCCTGGGAGGCGCCGTTCCGGGTGAACAAGGGCATCTCGGGCGGCTGGGTCACCGAGAAGCAGGCCCGGCCCGCCACCGACACGGCGACCGGCGGCAAGCAGCGGATCGAGGCTCACGAGCAGTACGCCTATCCCGAGGTCACCCAGGAGATGCTCGAGGACGCGGTGATCGACGTGCAGGACATGCTGACCGAGGAGACCACGGATCAGATGTCGCGCGACGAGAACCTCGCCTTCGTCTCCGGCACCGGCGTCGAGCAGCCGCGGGGCTTCCTCGATTACAAGGGCACGGCCGTCACCACCAAGGACGCCTCGCGCGCCTGGGGTCTGCTGCAGTACATCGCCAGCGGCGCGGCCGGGGCGTTCCCGACCGTGTCGGGCAGCGTGGCGAGCGATCCCAACGCGCTGATCGACATGGTGGCCGCGCTCAATCCGATGTACCGGCAGGGCGCGACCTGGGCGATGAACCGCACCACCGAAGCGACGGTGCGGAAACTGAAGGACGCCGACGGCCGCTACCTGGTCGGCTTCGGCGACCTGCGCGACGACGTGACCGGGTTCAACCTCCTGGGCTTCCCGATCATCAATTTCGAGGACATGCCGGACGTCGCGTCCGACAGCTACTCGATCGCCTTCGCCAACTTCCGCCGCGGCTACTTCATCGTCGACCGGCTCGGCTTCACCCTGCTGGTCGATCCCTACACCAACAAGCCGTTCGTCGGGTTCTACATCCGCAAGCGGACCGGCGGCGACGTGCGCAACTTCGACGCCATCAAGCTGATGAAGTTCGCCGCGAGCTGAGTGCGACGGCGACACCTCACAATCCGAGCGGCCCCCCGCTCTCTTCACTCGGGAGTTTTGAACCATGTCCCTCAGAGACCTGATCTCGAACGTCAAGACGGTCTACCACTGGACCAAGACCGTCACGGCGACCGAAACGCCCTCGACCGGGATTTCCCGCAAGGGCTTCGGCAGCGTGCTGATCCAGGCGGCGATCGGCGCTGTCACCAACATCGCCAACTCGCCGCAGCCGAGCTGGACCCTGAAGCTCGAACACTCGGCCGCGGCCAGCTCCGGATACGCCGCGGTCGCGGCGGCCGACGTGATCCTGGCGAACGGCAAGAACGATGGCTCGATCACCGCCGGTGTCTACGCCACCATCGACGCTGCGGCCGAGGACGATTCGATCTACACCATCGGCTACATCGGCGCGAAGGAGTTCCTGCGGGTGGTTGCCACGGCCGCCAACACGCCGGGCGCGACGCCGATCGCGGTCATCTTCACCCTCGGCCTGCCCGCGCTGGCCCCGGCCGACGACGGCTGATCGCGTCCGAGCGCAAACAACCTTCCCGCCTGCCCGACTTTGCAGCGGGCCTTGGGCCGGCCGCCTTTCCGGGCGGCCGGCCCGCTTTCTTGGAGGAAGATCCATGGCACCGACACTCACCGTTACGCGGGGCTTCGCCCATGCCGACGGCATCTATGGCCAAGACTACCCGCCGGGCTCCTACCGGGTGGTCGACGCGGCCGGCGACCCCAAAGCCGGCACCATCTCCAAGCGCGGCTGCGAGGTCGCGCTGCAGAACGCCTGGGGCGCGCTCAAGGCCGAGAAGCCGGCGAAGCGCGCAAAGGGCGCAAAGGGCCGCAAGGACGACGCCGATAACGCCGATCCCGACGGCGCGGGCGCGGACGACACGGTAAACCCTACAGAGTGACGCCGGACTGGGCCGGCGAGACGGCGGTCCTGGTCGGCTCGGGGCCGAGCCTGACGCCGGTGCAGGCGTGCGCCACCTGCGGGCGGGCGCGGGTGCTGGCGGTGAACGATTCGTGGCGGGCGGTGCCGTGGGCCGACCTGCTCTATGCCTGCGACGGCAAATGGTGGGACGCGCACCAGGGCGTGCCGGGGTTCCCCGGCGCCAAGTGGACCCAGGATGCCGGCGCGGCCGCGCGCTGGGCCTTGCGCTTCGTCAAGTCAGAGAACCCCCCTGGCATGAGCCGCGACCCGGCCGTCGTGCACCAGGGCGGAACCTCCGGCTACCAGGCGCTCAACCTGGCCCTTCACCTGGGGGCGCGGCGGATCCTGCTGGTCGGCTACGACTATTCCAAGGGCCACTGGTTCGGCGATCACCCGCCGCCCTTGAACAACACCGAGTTCGGCGAGCGGGCGAAGTCGTTCGAGCGCGCCGCGGTCGACATCCGCGAGCACTGGCCGGGAGTCGAGGTGGTGAACTGCACACCGGGCTCGGCGATCGATGCGTTCGGGCGGGGCGAGATCGGCGAAGAGCTTACCAAGGCCGGTCGGTAGACCACAGAGCCACAGAGTTCGAGAGAGAGAAAATCTCGCCTCTCGTGCCTCTGTGGTGAACGATGAGGATCTGTCAATGCGAGCCAGAGTGATCAAGGCGTTCACCGGCAAGGCCGACTACGAGGTCCACCCGCGAAAGTTCCGCGTCGGCGAGGCGATCAAGGGCCCGCTCGCCGAGGAAAAGGTGAAGAGCGGCGAGGCGGTCCAGGTATCGGGCGTTAGGGATCAGGACTCGCGGCGCGAGGATCCCATCGAGCGTGCGGAGGATGCTTGGGCGCTGCCGGGCGACGATCCCGTCGAGGACGCCTGATGTTTTCTTCGGAACAGGCCGCCGAAGTCGCGAAGTACGGCGAGGCCTACAAGTCGCCGCGCTACGCGATGGGCGAGGCGAGGAAGGCGCAGGCGCAGCGCGACCTCTCGGCGCTGCCGTGGCGCGGCTCCTATCTCGATGTCGGCTGCGGCCGCGGCGAGATGCTCGACTATGCCGGCGCGATCGGGTTCCGCGAGGTGATCGGCGTCGAGGTGGTGCCGGCCCTGCTGCAGCGCCGGAACGTGATCTGCGCCGCGGCGTGGGATCTTCCGTTCTTCGCCGGCGCCTTCGAGATCGTCAGCCTGTTCGACGTGATCGAGCACCTGCTGCCCGGCGACGACGAGAAGGTCTGCCGCGAGCTCGACCGGGTGGCGGCGCACGCGATCCTGATCACCGCGAACAACCGCGAGAGCCGCAGCCATATCGGCCAGGAGCTGCACGTCAACCGCCGGCCCTACGAGGAGTGGGACGCGCTCTTCAAGACATGGTTCACGGGCGAGGTGGCCTGGCTTGCCAAGGGGCAGAACATCAGCGAGACCTGGCGGGTGACGAAGTGAAAGCGGCGCTCGTCGCCGATCCGCACAAGCCGCACCACCGCCGCTGGCTGGGCGCTCTCGCCGAAGGCCTCGGCCGCCACGGGATCGCGAGCGCATGGGTCGAGCCGGGCCAATGGCCAGGCTGCGACTTCGCCTGCCATTGGGGGTGGCGGACTGCGACCAGGATCGTCGCGCCCATGCCGCGGCTGATCCTCGAGGCCGGCTACCTCGGCGACCGCCTGACCGGGTGGGCCTCGGCCGGCTGGAACGGCCTCAACGGCCGCGCGGAGTTCCATAACGCGGACTCGCCGGGCGACCGGGCGGCGCGCTGGTGCCGCCTGCTGCAGCCGTGCCGCGCGTTCGGGGCCGGCACGGTCGTCATCATGGGCCAGGTGGCGGGCGACCAGGCGTGGCACGGCGTCGATCCGGCGACCTGGTACCGGCGCACCTATGCGCTCGTGAAGGAGGCGACCGGGCGGCCGGTTTACTTCCGCCCGCACCCGTTCGGCGGCAGCCAGAATCACGGCATGGAGGAGATCGCCGGCTCGCTCGACGAGGCGCTGGCGCTCGCCGGCGGCGTCGTCACGTTCAACTCCAACGCCGGCGTCGACGCGGTGCTGGCCGGGGTGCCGACGATCGCGGCGGACCCGGGCTCCATGGTGTGGGGCCTGGTGCCCAGCGCGCCGCCGTTCGAGCCGGTCGACTCGGGCGCGCGGCTGCGCTGGCTCGAGCGCCTCGCCTACTGCCAGTGGACGGCGGAGGAGCTGCGCGACGGCACCGCCTGGGATCACATCGGGAAAGGACTGAAGTGATGGCCGAGACGGCCGGAGCAACCCAGAACGGCGTCACCACGTCCGTGACGATTCAATGAGGTAAGATATGGCAACCTATGACTCGTTATCCGCTTCCGACAAGGCGGTCGTTCAGAACACGGTGAATCTCGTTCGTGCCGGTGCGGGCGAGATCGCCAAGGTGTTCAACCACCTGAAGGCCATTGCCGATGATTCCAATGCTGTAAATCTGGTCCTGTCCATTGATATTGGGCAGACGATACCGAACACCAGCGGTCTGGCCGGCGCGGACGATCTGACGCGAACAGAAGTTGTGGATCTGTTCAATCTCATCAACGGGATTCGAACGACCAACGACAACGCCTCATTCCGCGCGGCGGCATCCAAAGCGGCAGGCATCAACGCACTTCTTGGGTAGCTCTGAATGGCGGCCCCGACAGAAACATATGTCGATCCGTCTATCGCGGGCGATAGCGGTGCGGGCACGATAGGCGATCCATTCGGCGATTTGCAATTCGCCCTCAACAGCGTAACTCGTGACGCCACGAATGGCGACCGCTTCAATATCAAGGCCGGCACCGATGAGATCATGGGGGCGGCCATTGATCTTACCAGTTATGGCACTCCTGCGGCAGGTGCACCACTGATCTTCCAGGGCTATACGTCTGCTGCTGGCGATGGCGGTCAGGGTGGCATCAGTGGAGGCGGCTCAGTCTCTATCAGCACTTCAGTATTGAATTATATTGTTTACCGAGATCTACATCTACACAATTGCGGCGCGGCAGATATTCTTGATGGTATAGATTTTGGAATTGTTGAAGGTTGCGAATTGGATAATACCATGGGGAACGGTATTGACCCCGGCAATTCTATGCTAATTATTGGCAACCATTTTCATAATATTGGTGGCTTTGGAGTTGACTCTGGCAAATTTGCTGGAATCGTCAATAATTATTTTAAGGATGAAACGAATAAATTCACCAGAGCAATTAACTCCTTTTCTGACTCAAGTTATATTGCACGTAACATCATAAGTCTTAACAGCACAACAGGATACGGTATAGTTGCTGCCGGTATTGTCATCGGAAACAGTATATTCAATGCTGCCGCTGGAACAAATATTGGTATCTGGGGAGTAACTGGTGTTTTATCGCAACCCAGTGCATTTCTCAACAATCTTATAGAAGGGTTTAGCGGCGCAGGTGGCGACGGCATGCAAATTGATGTTGGCACCGACATACTGCTGGTTGGTAACAACGCACTTTATAACAACACCACTCATTACACATTGAATGACGCGATCAGCATCGGGGATAACGAAGAACTTGGCGCATCCCCCTTCGCCAAGTCCGGTGCCGATACCTTCGCCAACAGGTTCACCTATTTCGCGCCGGTAGATACCGGGAATGTGATCGGCGGGGCTTATCCGTCTGGCGCGAATCTCGATAAGGGGGCGGTGCAGGCCGCTGCTGCCGGTGGCGGAATAAGGCTTGCTGGCAGAGGGGGCCTCGCCGCATGACAGACTACACCGTTGGCGACACGATCCACCTGATGTTCACGACACGGCAGTTTTCTACGGGCACACCTTTCACTCTTGCTGGCACCCCGGTTGTCTCGGCCTATGAAGACGACAGCCTGACGCAGATCACGGCCGGTATCACGCTGGGCGTCGACCACGACGGCGTGACGGGCTTGAATCTTCTGACCATCGTTGCGAGCGGCGCGAACGGCTTCGAGACCGGCAAGGATTATAGCCTCGTTATCACGACGGGCACCGTCGATAGCGTCTCCGTCGTCGGCGAGGTGGTCGCCGAGTTCACGCTCGGGCGCAGCGCGGCAGCGGTGGATCTCGCCAACGGCACTGATGGGCTCGGCGCGATCAAGGCCGACACGGCCCTGATACTCGCCGACACCAACGAGCTCCAGGGGGACTGGGTTGATGGCGGCAGGCTGGATCTCATTCTCGATGCGCGCGCCAGCCAGGCGAGCCTCGATGTGGTCGACGGCGTCGCCGATGCGATTCTGATCGACACCGGCACGACGATCCCCGGCGTCCTCGGCACGCCCGCGGGCGCGTCGCTCGCGGCGGACTTGGTCGCGATCGCCGCCTTCATCGACACAGAGGTCGCGGCGATCCTCGAAGATACCGGGACCACGCTGCCCGCGTTGATCGCGGCCTTGAACGACGTGAGCGCCGCCGACGTGCTGGCCCAGGCGCGCGCCGCGCTCACCACCCAGATCACCGAGAGCTACGCCGCCAACGGCGTCGCGCCGACCTACGCCGAATGCCTCATGGCGATCCACCAGGCGGTCATGCACTTCGCCATTACCGGCGCGACCAAGGCGGTGAAGAAGCTGGACGGCAGCGCCGCTTTCAGCATCACCCACGACACCGCCGCCAGTCCGACCAGCGCCAGCCGGGTCTGATCCATGGCCGTGAAGAACGTCGTCACCCTCGGCTACGGGGCCGCGGGCGGTTTCGCCACGACCGTCGCCTTCGTCGTCACCCTCGGCTACTCGCTCGGCGCCGCTGGCGTACCCGGCCTCGTCGCGGTGGCGGCGGGCGGGGCGGGCGTCGCGGTGGCGGCGGGCGGGGCGGGCGTCACGGTCGAGATCGACCCATGAGGGCAGGATGACCACGGCCACGGCCACGGTGGGGAGCTCGAAGCGCCTCACCTTCACCTTCACCGACATCGCCGGCGACCCGGCGGAGCCGACGTCGATCGCGCTCACCATCCGCGAGCCCGACGGCGTCGAGATCGCCAAGACCGATGCCGACATGACCCACGCCGTTACCTCGCCGGTCAACGGCACCTACACCTACGACCACCCGGTCGCGAAGGAAGGGCGGCACTTCGTCCACGTCGACGCCGACGGCGCGGTCGAGGCGGCGAGCCAGAGCGAGTTCTACGCGTTCAGGAAAGTGACGAGCTGATGTCATTGTACCCCGGCCTGCCAGACGCGCCGCTGACGCCGCCGGCGGTCGAGCCGCTCGGTCTCGCCGAGGCGAAGGACCACCTGCGGGTGACCTCGGCGACCGAGGACGCGCTGATCGACGCCGACATCATCGCCGCCCGCTGGCGCATGGAGAAATACTTGGGGCGCGCGCTCGTCACCCAGACCTGGGAGTGGTATCTCGACCGCTTCCGCTCGGTCTTCCGGGTGCCGATGCCGGCGCTGCAGTCGGTCACCTCGATCAAGTATTTCGACGGCGACGGCGTCGAGCAGACCCTCGCAGCGAGCGTCTACCAGGTCGACACCAAGCACACGCCGGGCCGCATCGCCGAGGCCTACGGCGAGACCTGGCCCGCGACCCGCGACCAGTTCAACGCCGTCAAGATCACCTTCGTCGCCGGCTACGGCGACGCCGCCAGCGACGTGCCGGCACCCTTGCGGTCGGCGCTGCTGCTCGATGTCGGCCACCTCTTCCGCAACCGCGAGGCCACGGTGGACCGCGAGCACATGACCCTGCCGCTCGGCTACGCGGCGCTCGCCGCGCCGTTCATCGCCTACAGGTTCTGAGGACATTCAGCGCATGGGCCTGCTCAACGCCGGCGACATGGACCGGGAGGTGACGATCGAGCAGAGAAGCCTGAGCACCGGCACGCCGGACCCGGTCGAGACCTGGACGACGTGGGCGACGGTGTGGGCGCGCCGCCTCGACCGCACCGGCATGGAGGTGTTCCGCGCCGGTCGCGAGGAACGCGAGGGCGCGACGGTGTTCCGCCTGCGCTGGATCGCGGGGCTCAGCGCGGAGATGCGCCTGGTCGAGGACGGCGTTGTCTACGACATCCAGTCAATCGCCGAGCTCGGCCGCCGCGAGGGCTGGGACGTGCTCGCCACCAGGCGGGGCGATTGAGGGGCGGCCGAGGAGAATCCGATGGCGGCGAAGCGCGCGCAGATGGTGGTGGCGCCCGAGTTCGTGCGCGTCGCGCGCCAGCTGCCGGCGCGCATGGAGAAGCGGGTCTACTCGGGCGCCCTCAACGCCGGGGCGCAGGTGATCCGCCGCGAGGCGATCGCCAAGCTCGAGGGCGGCGGCCGGGCGGACGTGATCGTGAAGCGGCAGCGGCGCAGCCTCACCGGCGCCATCGCCTCGGTCGCGATCGGCGTCTCAAGCGCGCGGTGGTGGCTGGTGTTCACCGAGTTCGGCCGGCAGGCGCTCGATGCGCCGGCGGGCTCGGCCATCCCGATGCACCTCGAGGACGGCAGCATCGTGTTCACCAAGCACGCGAAGGCGGTTCCGCCGCGCCCGTTCTTCCGCCCGGCGTGGGACGCGAAGAACGAGGAGGCGGTCCGCACCATGGGCGCGGCGCTGCTGCGCGGCCTCACCCGCGAGGCGCAGAAGCTCGCCGGATCGTTCGCCAAGAGCGGGCTCGGACGCCGCCGATGAAGGGCAGCCGAACCACCGAGGCACAGAGGCCGCAGAAGATATGGATTTTCTCCTCTGCGTCTCCGTGGTGAAACAAGTGACTGATTCCTACGCCGGTGCGTTATGACCGATATCGTCCAGGCGCTCTATGACAAGCTCGCCGCCGAGAGCGCCGTCACCGACCTGGTCGGCACCCGCATCTATCTCGGCGAGGCGCCGCAGAACGTCGCAACGCCCTACGTCGTCTACTTCCTGGTCGGCCCGGTGCACGACCGGACACTGGAAGGCCGGTCGCGGCTGGTGCGCTCGCGCTTCCAGCTCGACTGCTACGATACCAAGACGGCCAACGCCGGCGCGCTCTCGGTGGTGGCGATCGCGAACGCGATCCGCGAGGCGCTCGACGGCTTCCGCGGCACGGTCTCCGGCGTCTCGTTCAAGAGCGTCATGGCCGACGGCGACCGCGACCTGACGGTGCCGGAGACCCGGCTCGCCCAGCGCAGCCTCGACCTCGTCGTCTGGCACGACGAGTAAATAAGATTCACCACAGAGACGGGAGATCACAGAGCTCTCCCGTTCCCCAACACCTCGGTGTCTCTGTGGTCAATTGATCACTTCGATTCAATCCGCGGGCCGCCCGGTTCGGGCGGCCTTCTTTTTTGGAGGACCGTGAATGACCAGCCTAGCGATCCATTCCGAAGGCACCTTGTTCCAGCGCGGCGACGGCGCCTCGCCCGAGGTGTTCGCCACCATCGGCGAGGTGACCGACTTCGACGGCCCGAGCGGCCAGGCGGCCGTCATCGACGTGACCCACTTCCAGTCGACCTTCAAGGACAAGCTGATCGGCCTGCCCGACGAAGGCCAGTTCACCCTCTCCGGCAACTACGTGAAGTCCTCGACCGCCCAGGCGGGCCTGAAGACCGACCGGACCAACCGGACGCTCCGGAACTTCAAGCTGACGCTGACCGATAGCCCGGCCACGGTGCTCACCTTCGCGGCCTTCGTGCTGAGCTTCTCGATCTCGGCGGCGGTCGACGACAAGGTGCCGTTCAGCGTCACCCTCGAGATCTCCGGCCCGGTCACCTGGGCATGAGTCGTGGGCCTGGCGGCACGGGCGAAGCGAAGCCCAACGGCGCGCTCGCCGGCGCGGCGCTCAGGGCGGCGATCCTCGCCGCCGACGACCTGCCGCGCGAGCCGGTCGAGGTGCCCGAGTGGGGCCTGCCTGAGGTCTGCGAGCTCTACGTCCGCACCATGACCGGCGCCGAGAAGGACCGCTACGAGTGGAGCGAGGTGACCGCCAAGAACGGCGGCAAGCCCGAGGGCGCGCGCGCGCGCCTCCTGGTGCTGTGCCTGGTCGACCGGGACGGGATCCGCATCTTCGGCGAGGACGACATCGCGGCGCTCGGTGCCAAGTCCTCCGCCGCCCTCGACCGCTGCTACGAGGTCGCGGCGCGGCTCAACCGCCTCACCGCCAAGGACCTGGATTTTTTATTGCAGAGCTGGCTCGCGATGCAGCGCGCCGCTTCCAGTTCCGCCTCGCCCTCGCCCTCGGGCGAACCAGAGCTGAGCTCCTGAGGTCGATCGACGCGGCGGAGTTGGCGGAGTGGATGGCGTTCTCGCGGCTCGAGCCGTTTGGCGAGCTGCGCGCCGACTACCGGGCGGGCATCGTCGCCAGCACGTTCTACAACCTACTCCGCGGCCGTAAGGCGCGCGGCCGCGGGCCCGAGGACTTCATGCCGTTCCTGAAGGCCGAGCGGCGGTGGGGCGACCCCAAGGGCCGCCGTGTCTCCGCCAGGATCCGCAGTTTCTTCAAGAGCCGAGAGAAAAGCTGATGGTCACCACCGTCCCGGCCCTCAGGGGCTTCATGGACCTCGACGACAAGGCGTTCCGGGCGACCCTCGCCGGCGCCGAGCGCCGGACGCGCAGCTCGGCCGCGACCATGAACCGCGCCTTCGGCACCCTCGACCGCGGCATCGGCGGCGTGTCGCGGCGGCTCTTGAGCCTGAACCCGCTGCTGGCGGGGCTCTCGGCGGCCGCGATCTTCGGCGGCGTCATCCGCTCGACCCGGCAGTTCGAGAAGGAGCTCGCGGGGCTCAGCGCGATCACCGGCGCGACCGGCAAGGACCTCGCCTTCCTCGAGGCGCAGGCGAAACGCCTCGGCCGCGAGACGACGCGGTCGGCCGCCGACACCCTGACGGCGTTCAAGCTGATCGCCAGCGCCAAGCCGGACCTGCTGGCGAACGTGAAGGCGCTCGACCAGGTGACCGAGGCGGCGATCACGCTGTCGGAGGCCTCCGGCGAGGAGCTGCCGGCGGCGGCCGGCACGCTCACAACGGCCTTGAACCAGTTCCAGGCGGGCGCCGACCAGGCGGCGCGGTTCATCAACGTGCTCGCCGCCGGCGCCCAGAAGGGCGCGGTCGAGGTCGGGCCGTTCTCGACGGCGCTGACCAAGGCGGGCACCGTGGCCCACGACGCCGGCATCAGCTTCGAGCAGTTCACCGCGACCGTCCAGACGCTCGCCACCTTCGGCACGCCGCTGGAGCAGATCGGCACCTCGGTGAGGAACGTCCTCCTCAAGATGCAGGAGGGCAGCGACGCGACCAACCCCAAGGTCGTCGGCCTGACCCAGGCGCTCCTCAACCTCGGCGGCGAGCTGAAGACGACGGCCGACTTCACCAAGCGCTTCGGCCTGGAGAACGTGGTGGTGGCGAAGCAGATGGTCGCGACCGCCGACAAGGCGGCGGCGCTGAGCGGGGCGATCACCGGCACCAATCAGGCCTACGACCAGGCGGCGACCCGCACCGACAATTTGAGCGACGATCTCGACAAGCTCGGCAACGCCTTCGTCAACCTCGGCACCTCGATGGGCGGCCTCACCGGCGGGCCGCTGCGCTCGCTGATCCAGGGCTTCACCGAGGCGATCAACGAGACCTCCGCCTTCATCGACGAGGTGGCGCGGCTGCAGAGCCGCATCGACGAGCTGCGCGCGCGGCCGCAGGCGGCCTCGCCCATCCAGGACCTGCTCGGCTCGCTCGGTCTCTCCGCCGCGCGGTTCCCTCTCACGAAGGGCGGCGAGACGCAAGCCGCCTTCCTCGCGATGATCCGCGAGGGTCGCCGGCGCGCCGAGCTGGAGGCCCGCGGCATCGCCATCCCGACCCGCGGGCCGTCGCCGTTCACCGGGCTGAAGCTGCCGCCGCCTGCCGAGACCGGCACGGGCGGCGGCGGGGACGACGACGCGGCCAAGAAGCGGGAAGCGGCCCTCAAGGCGATCGAGGCGACGATCGCGGGGCTCGAGCAGGAGGCGCGCCTCGCCGGCACGGTCGCCGGCGAGCGCGAGAAGCTGGCCGCCATCCTCGGCATCGAGAACGCCGCGCGGGAAGGCAACATCGTCCTAACCGACGAGCAGCGCGCGCGGGTCCTCGCGGCGATCGCGACGACCCAGCAGCAGGCGCTCGAGGAAGAGAAGCTGCAGGCGATCCAGGCGCGCGAGACGGCGCTCGGCGAGGATGTCGAGGATCTGCGCCTGCGCCTGCGCTTCGCCGGCCAGGAGACCGAGGAGTTCCGGGTCCAGGCGCGCCTGCTCGAGATCCGGCGCGACCTCGGCGAGGCGGCGGCCGCCTCGATGGAGACCGAGGTCCGCCAGGCGGAGCGCCTGAGGAGCGGCCTCGCCCAGATCGTCGAGCTGCGTGCCCGGGAGGCCGAGCAGACCGACCGGCTGAGCGACGCGGTGCGCGACCTCGGCCTCAGCTTCGAGAGCGCGTTCGAGGACGCGATCATCAACGGCGAGAAGCTGAGCGATATCCTGACCGGCCTGGAGCAGGACCTGCTCAGGCTCGGCCTCAGGAAGCTCGCCACCGAGCCCCTGTTCGAGGGGCTCACGCTCGGCGCCCAGGGCCGCGCCGCCGGCGAGGGCCTGCAGGGCCTGGTCTCCGGCGCGTTCGCCAGCCTCACCTCCCCGTTCCGCTCGGGTGCCGTTGAGGGCCTGATTCCGCCGCCGCCGCCCAAGCCGCCCGTCCCTGAGGCCTTCATGGCGGCGAGCGAGGAGGCACGAGGCGCACTTGAGGCGCTCGGCATAGCGAGCGGCGCGGCCGGCGGCTCGCTCGAGGGCAGCCTCGCGCCGGCGGCGATCAAGGCGGCGACCGAGACCATCACCGAGACGGCGGCGACCACGGCCGCGACGACGGCGCTCGGCAACCTGACGGCCTCCGCCACGGCGGCGGCGGCGGCACTCTCCACGGTGGCGGCCGGATCGGCGGCGAGCGGCGCGGGCAGCGCGCTCGACGCGCTCGCCATCTTCGGGCCGGGGCCGCACCGCCAGCACGGCGGACCGGTCCAGGCGGGCCGCGCGTTCGTGGTCGGCGAGGCGGGCCCGGAACTGTTCGTGTCGCCGGCGAGCGGCACGATCGTCCCGAACGAGCGCGCCTTCGCCGGCGCCGGCATGGGCGCGCGACCGGTCACGATCGTCATCAACAACCCGACCGGCGTGGCCGAGATCCAGCGGAACCTCGCGCAGGTCCGCGGCGCGGCGCGCGAGGCCATGGCTCGTGCTGAGAAGAGGGATTCCTGATGGCCAGCGGGAAGTCGAACCACAGAGACACGGAGCGCACAGAGCAGGAAATCTTCTCTGTGCCTCTGTGGTGAGAGCTGAATGGCTCACAGAAACGACGTGATCATGCCGGTGCGCGCGCGGTTCGGGTCGGCGACGGCGGCGCGGCGCGGCGTGCAGCAGCTGTTCACTGCCTCTGGCTTCCGTCACGCCAACCAGCTGTGGGCCTCGCCGCTGCGCACCCTCGTGCTCGATTATCTGCAATCGCCGGCCGACGCCTACGCCATCCTCGAGACGTTCCACGCGCTCGGCGGGCCGTTCGATACCTTCCTCGCCCGCGACTGGGCCGATTGGCACACGGCGGCGGCGAACGACATGCGCAACGCCGAGGTGGCGGGAACGAGCCACACCGACGCCCCGCTGATGAACCCCAACCTGGACCCGATCACGAACCTGGGCGACGGCTCGACGACGGTGTTCCACACCTACAAGAACTACGCCAAAGGCGCGGGCGCGGCGCTGAACGAGCGGATCCGCCACCCGGTCGACGACGCCAACTTCAAGGTCGGCATCGACGGCGCCTTGCAGGGCTCGGGCTTCACGGTGACCGAGAACGGCGGGCTCGTCACCTTCTCGGTCGCGCCGTCGGGATCGCCGGAAGCGGTGCTCACCTGGGGCGGCAGCTTCTACCGCCCCGTCCACTTCGCCAACGACGACCTCGAGGAGCTCCTGCAGGAGGAGGCCTACGGCTACGCCGGCATCCGGCTGCAGGAGGCGCGAGGGGTCTGATGACCAGGGATCAGGGATGAGGGATCAGCTGCCTTGGCGGCGGCGCGAGGTCATCGGCGGCGCCACGCTCTATCTCGGCGACTGCCTCGAGGTCATGCCGCACCTCGGCCGGGTCGACGCCGTGGTGACCGACCCGCCCTATGGCATCCGCGCCGATGAGCGCCCGGTCGACCACAAATTCCGATACGGACGATCGGCCTGGGATCGCGAGCGGCCGACGCCCGACGTCTTCAGGATGATGCTGGCGAAAAGCCGGGAGCAGATCATCTGGGGCGGGAACTACTTCACAGACCTGCTTCCACCCACCATGCGCTGGCTGATCTGGGACAAGAGACAGCGCGGTTTCAGCTTGGCCGACTTCGAGGTGGCGTGGTGCAGCCAACGACAGGCCGCGCGCATGATCACCTATCCCCGCGCCGCCGCGCTCCTGGACGGCAAGCAGCACCCGACCCAGAAGCCGATCGCAGTCATGAAGTGGTGCCTCGGCTTCCTGCCCGACGCCGAGCTCATCCTCGACCCTTTCATGGGCTCCGGCACGACGGGCGTGGCGGCACTGCGGCTCGGCCGGCGGTTCGCCGGCATCGAGATCGAGGAGCGCTACTTCGACATCGCCTGCCGTCGCATCGCCGAGGCCGACCGGCAACATGACCTGTTCGTTGCGACGCCCCCGCCGGCCGAGCAGCTCGGGCTGATCGAGTAATGGCCCGCACGATCCCCGCCGGGTGGGACCTCGACGCCGACACGACCCTCGCGTTCTGCCTGCAGGTGACCGACCGGCTCGGCATCGTGCGCGGCTTCACCGAGCACGACCGCCCCCTGCCGGTGGATCTCGGCGACGGCGCGGGGCCGATCGACTACGAGCCCGAAGCGGCATTCGGGCGCTCGGCGGTGGAGAGCCGCTCGGCGGGCCGCGTCGGTTCCATGGACCTGATCGGCTTCGTCGACGACGCCGGCGTGACGGAGGCCACGATCTTCGCCGGCATCTACGATTCGGCCCTCGTCAAGCTGTTCATCGTCGACTGGACCCAGCCGGCGGCCGGCGCGTGCCACATCGAGATCGGCGAGCTCGAGCAGACCCACGTCGAGGACGACAAGCTCACCGTCACCTTCAAGTCGCTGCTCGACCGCTACAATGCGATCGAGTTCGGCGATATCTACATGGCCGACTGCATCCACCAGCTGGGCAGCCAGCCGGCCGACATCCCGCCGCCGTTCGCGCGCATCGGCTGCCGGGTGCAGCTCGACCCTCCGGTGTGGAGCGCCGGCCTCGCCGTCGCCGTCAGGATGACCCGCAACGCCAAGCCGACCGGCAGCGAGGCGGCCAGCCCGCCGACCGTGAACACGGTGCAGCCGACCCTCCCGAACGGGCGCTTCTTCGAGGCCCAGGCGGCGGGCACCACGGGGGGCAGCGAGCCGAGCTGGAACACCACGCTCGGCGGCACCACAAACGACAACAACGTGGTGTGGGTGGCGCGCCAGGCCTTGCGCGAGGCCGTGACGGTGGTCTCGGCCTCCGACCAGAAGACGCTCACGATCAGCTACGCCGGCGACGCGCCGGACGAGTGGTACCGGAGGGGGCGGCTCCTCTTCACGACCGGCGCCAACGCCGGCATCGAGCGGCACGTGAAGAGCGATGTGACGCCGAGCCCCGTCGGCTCGCCGCCGCAGCGGCTCGTCACCTGCTGGCTGAACTTCCCGCTGGCGATCGCGGCGGGCGACCAGGCGGTGCTGATCGCCGGTTGCGACCGCCAGCTCGCGACCTGCAAGGACAAGTTCCGCAACCTCGACAACTTCGGCGGCTTCGCGATCTTCGCGCCGAACACCGACGAAGTGTTCAAGATCCCGAAACAGACATCATGATGGAGGAAAATATGGCACCGACAATTGGTCGAATCGTGCTCGTGCAGTTGCGAGACATGGGCGCGCCCCGTGTCATCAATCGCACCGACGAACATCCCGCGATCGTCTCGGCCGCGCATTCCGAGACGATGATCAACGCCCGTGTGTTCCAGGACAACGACGACATGCCGATCTGGCTGACATCGATTCCGCGCGCCGACGCGGCGGGCGATGGTTATAGCGGATCGACTTGGCGGTGGCCCCCGCGCGCCGAGTGACCACCCGCTCTGACGTTATCGCCGCCGCGCGCGCCTACGTCGGCCGGCCATTCCGCTGGGGCGGGCGCTCCGCGAGGGGCCTCGACTGCGTCGGGTTGCCGCTGATGGTAGCCCGGGACCTGAAGGTGGCCGGCTGGGAGAAGCTGTGGAACGATCCGGAGTGCCACGCCTACGCCCGGGTGCGTGCGCCCGGGTTCCTGCGCGCCAAGCTCGACACCTTCTGCCAGGAGGGCGTCCTGGTGCGGATCGACCGGGACAGGCTCCAGGCCGGCGACCTGGTGCTCAGGTTCGGCGGCTTCGGCCACGATCACCACGTCTCGATCCTCGCGGGTGAGGGCACGATGATCGAAGCACGCAGTCCACGAGGCACTGCGGCCAGCGGCGATCGGGGAGCAAATGGCAAGGTGATCGAAACACTGCTCACCCCCCTTGAACGCCGGACGTTCATGGGTGGTTACCAGTTCCTCAGCGTGATCTGACATGCAATTGGCGATCGCGGCCGGCGGGGCGGCCCTCGGCGGAGTAGCGGGCGGGCTCATCCCGGGCGTCGGGGTGCTCTTGGGCGTGCAGCTCGGGTTCCTCGGCGGCGCCATCCTCGGCGGCATCCTCTTCCCGACCGAGGTCGACGCCGGGGGCCCGAGCCGCGACGACGTGCGGCTCTCCTCGGCCGCGACCGGGCGCTTCATCCCGATCCCCTACGGGACCGTGCGCATAGGCGGCCAGTACCTGTGGGTCGACGAGCCCGTGTTCAAGAGCCAAACGGAATCCAAGGGCGGCCCGGAGGTGAAGACGACCACGATGCAGCTCACCTGGGCCTGCGGCATCTGCGAGGGGCCGATCGCGGCGGTGACCCGCATCTGGCTCGACGCCGAGCTGGTGTTCGACATCTCGGACGGCAACCCGGACGGCCCGGCCTTGACCCAGCTCCTCGTCTCCGGCGATCTGCCATCGGGCGTCGTGCTGACCGACACCACGCAGACGGTCGCCGTGCAGCAGTTCGGGCCGATTCGCATCTACCTCGGCGCCGACGGCCAGCCGCCGGACCCGCTGATCGTGAACGATCCGCGCATCGGCGAGGCGTTCGGCGCGGTCGCGCCCGAGACCTCGGCCGATTTCGTGCCGCCGTTCCAAGGCCTGTGTTACGCCGTGTTCGACCACATCCGCGGCGAGGCCATCAACAATCACTTCCCGCAGTGCGAGTTCGAGGTGCTGACCGCCGCGGGCGACATCCATCAGGCGACGGAGTACGAGCCGGTGCCGGCGCGCAGCCGCGAGCAGCGCCTGAAGGACCTCATCACCTTCGTCTCGGCCTCGAACATCGCCGACCCGATCTACCGCTGGAACACGATCGACCGCAACCCGGACGACCCGGAGATCTGGAGCTTCGCGCCGGTGACGGCGCAGCCCGGCGACGATATCATCATGCCGCGCAACGTCGGCACCTGGGACGACCCGGACCTGCTGGTGCTCGCCCAGGGCGGGACCGGCGACTCGCGCTGGTCGACCCATCACATGCTGACCGGGGCGGAGGTGAGCCCGCGCAAGAACTACGCCTTCGTGCCCGGCTCGCAGCCGATCGGCGGCTGGTGGTGGCCGTCGACCGCGGCGCCGACCCGCTTCGTCGGCGTCGGCGAGACCAGCGACAAGATCTTCAGCTTTCCGATCGCGTGGGACGACACGATCGCCAACATGGCCGAGATCGCGATCGCGCTCGACCAACCGCCGATCCCCGGTACCACGATCGCGAGCGCGAGCTTCGAGATCAAGCCGGGCTTCGTCGGCCCCGACGGCCTCTTGTACATCACGACGGGAGAAACGAACACCAGCCACCAGGTCATCGTCGCCCTCGACCCGGTGACCCTCGACATCGTGCGCGTCGCCGAGCCCTACAAGACGAGCCCGGCGTCTTCGGACCCGTTCTGGTCGGACATGATGCTCACCTACGACGCCGTGACGGACAAGATCGTCATCGCCGCCGACGGCTACGGCCTCAGGCGGGTCGACCGCGCCACCATGACGGTCGATGACGTGCCCGACATCCAGATCGGCGCCGCGTTCTCGACCGGCGACAACTTCCAGGCTATGAAGAACGGCCCGTTCGCCGGCATCCTGTGGCTGCAGACCGGGGCCGGGAATATCTATCAGGACTTCGACATCTGGAACATGCTGCCGGGGCCGTGCGGGTCGATCAGCGCGACCGGAGACTACGGCGTCACCGTCGGCACCAGCAACGAGATCCCCGTGTTCGATCCGGTGAACGGCGGCATCTGGATCAACGACTTCTTCAATACCGACTGGCTCGCCTTCCTGCCGGTGTGCCGAAAATCGCCGATCTGCCCCACGGCGGAGGAGATTGCCAAGGACATCTCGGACAGGTGCGAGGTGCCGGCGGCGCTGCGCCAGACGACGCTGTGGGCGAACGACATTATCTGCGGCTACCTGATCGGCCGGCGCATCTCGGGCAGGGAGGCGCTCGCCCCGATCGCCGGCGCGATCAACGGCGACTTCCGCACCCAGGACGGAGTAGTGCAATTCATCAAGCTCGACACGGCCTCTATCAAGACCATTCCGGAAGATGATCTCGGCGCGGCCGAGACGATCGACGCCAAGGTGCCGGGCCGCGACATCCAGTGGCCCTATGAGCGCGAGCTGCCCGCCCGGGTCGACGTGCAGTACGTCGACCGCGCCATGGACTATTCTAGCAACACTCAGGGCTTCGACCGGCCGGTGGAAGGCTTCAAGGGGCGTAAGAAGGAAACGGTCCAGATGCCGATCGTGTTCGACGCCGACTCCTCGCCGACGCCGATCCAGATCGCCGAGCGCCTCTTGTACCAGTTCGACGCCAACCGGCGCCTCCACGCGCTGGCGGTCACCTGGAAGCACCTGAACCTGAACGTCGGCGATGCCTTCTCCTACGTCCGCGGGCCGTTCACCCACACCGCCCGGGTCGAGAAGTGGGCCCTGGCAGAAAATAACAAGATCCTCATCGAGGCGAAGGACGAGGACGTCTCGATCAACACGGGCTCCGGCGGCGCCGGCAACAGCGGGTCTGCTGTCTTCCAATCTCCGACCTTGGGAGCCGGCCTGTCCACCGAGTTGTTCCTCATCGACAGCTCGCTGCTGCGCGACCAGGACGACGCCGTGACCGGCATCCCGCTCTATGCGGCGGTGGCGCCCGCCGGGACCGCTGGCTGGCCCGGCGCGAACCTGCTCAGGAGCGACGACGCCGGGGCGACCTGGAAGATCGTCGCGAGCTTCGGCGCCGATCAGGCCGTCGACTGGGGCATCGCGGCAAGCGCCCTGCCGACCGCGCGCCTCGGCGTGGTCGACCGCGTCAACACCCTGACGGTGAACATGCGCCGCGGCGTGCTGACCTCGGCGAGCGAGAGCGACCTTGACGAGGACCGCAGCCTGAACGCGCTCCTCGTCGGCCGGCCCGGCAGGTGGGAGGTGGTGCGGTTCGCGACCGCGGTCGACCAGTCCGGCTCTCCGGCCGCCTCGGGCGATACATTCGCGCTCTCGAATCTGCGGCGCGGCCAGCGCGGCACCGACGTGAACACGGGCAACCACGCGGCGGGCGACACCGTCATCGTGCTCGAGGCGGCCAAGATCGTGCGCGTCCACCTCGACGCCGGCGAGCTGAACGTCGAACGGTCCTACAAGGCGGTCACCCTCGGCGTCGACCAGGCGTTCGTCGCGGCGCGCAGCTTCACGCTCGCCGGCGAGACCAGGAAGCCCTACGCGCTGCTGCAGGCGGCGGGCACGCGCGATTCCGGCACCGGGAACTGGACCGTGACCGACGTCCGGCGCACCCGGGTCGGGGGCGGCTGGATCGACTTCGTCGAGCCGCCCCTCGGCGAGGAGTCGGCCGACTTCGAACTCGACGTGCTGACGGGCGCGGGCGGCGCGGTCGCGCTCACCAAGACGGACCTCGCGACCCCGAGCGTCGTGCTCACCCAGGCGGAGCTGATCGCGGCCGGCCTCGGCGTCGCCTCGCCCGAGGTCTCGCCCACGAGCCTCACCGTCAGGTGGCACCAGGTCTCGGCCGTCATCGGCCGCGGCAAGTCTGTGGAGCGCACGCTCACGAGCCCGACCCCCGGGAATCCCTAAACAACATGACGACCACAGAGACACAGAGAAATTAGAGATTGATTTTTCTCTCAACCAACCTCTGTGCCTCGGTGGTTCGACGCACAGCAATAGGATCCAGCCATGGCCCTGAACATTCTCGGCGCGAACACGCGCGGCGGCGACATGACCGAGTCCCAGGACGACAAGTACCTGAAGCACAACGACCATGTCGACCTGGTCGCCGAGGCATCGAACGCGGTCCTGGCCATCGCGCTTGGCAACCTGGCCGGCGACGCCTACGCGCTTTCGGCCGAGGACTTCACCGAGAACGCGGTCTTCGTGCTGTCGGCCGCCGGCGGCTCGCCCACTCTCGACGCCGCCTTCACCTTCCAGCTGCCGGCGACCCAGCGCCGCCTCGCGGTTGTGAACCTGACCGACTTCACCGCGACGGTGCAGGTCGGCGCCGGCCCGGCGGGGCTCACCGTCGCGGTCGCGCCCGACACCTCCGCCGATCTGTCATCCAACGGCACCGACGTGCGCTGGATCACCAACCGCCTCTTCGTCGTCGGCTTCTCGTTCGGCCAATTCGTCTACGACGCGATCGCCGGCAGCCACGTGGCGGTCGCGCCGTTTCGCCTGCCCAAGGACCTGCCCGACTCCCAGGCCTACGCCTGGACGCCATCGGGCGCGGGCGAGAGCGACCGGGTGATCTCGATTCAGAAAAACGAGAGCCAGATCGGCACCGTCACCTTCGCGGCCGAGGCGAACACGGGCACCTTCGTGCTGAACGCCGACCAGGACTTCGCGGTCGGCAACCGGCTGCGCCTGGTGAACCCGTCGGACCCGAGCCCGTCGGAGCCCTCGCCCGCGCTGCAGGACGTCTCGATCGACCTCAAGGGGGTCCTGCTTTGAGTAGGTTTCACCACAGAGACACAGAGAATTTGAAACTCTGTGCCTCTGTGGTGAGAGATCCGCGAGGCTGATATGGCCGTCGTCGTGAAGAAGACGCTCGGCGCGCTTGCCGCGCCGCCGCCGCCGCCTGAGACCCAACCGGACGGCGCGATTCTTCTATCGGGAGATATGCAGAGCGGCAGCCCGGCATCCGATGTGCTACTGCTTTCCGGGGATATGCAGAGCGGCAGCCCATCTTCAGACAACGAACAGACATCTATTCCAGGATCGCCGGCCCCGCCATCAGAAAGCGAGGAATCCGTGACCACACTCGGTCCGTTCGGCGTCTCGATTGGCAGACTGGAGTGATTATATGATGAGAGCTTATCTCCAAGTCACTCTGACAGCCGCCTTCCTGGCGGCTTTTTCATGGCCGGCGCTCGCGACGGATTACTACTTCGAGACCGGGCAGGGCGCCGGCGTGTGCTCTGAGGCCGATCCCTGTTCGACCATCGCGCAGCTCAATGCGCTCGATTTGAATGCCGGAGATAATGTTTTCTTCAACTGCGGCGATACGTTCAACGACGTTGATCTGACCATCGCGGCCGGCGACGCCGGCGCGGAAGGCAATCCTGTCACTCTGACACAAGGCGGGCCTACCGCTTGTACAGGCGCGAACGATCCAATCATCAGCCGCGTCGTAGACGGCGATTTCATCACCATCTCGGCCTCGTACATCATCATTGACGGCCTGTCGATGAATAGTAGCGAGAAAGCCGGGATTGGCAGCGCCACAATTCAGATCAATGGCACGGATCTCACCGACATTACTTTGCAGAACTGCACGGTGGCGCAGGATCTCGCGGGCGGGGCTGGCGGTAATGGAACGGCCGTACGCGCCGACGCCAATGCAATAGGCTTATCGAATTTCCTCATCGACAACTGCATAATTGAGGATGCGTTCGGCGTTCTGCTGCATGTCGGTGAGGTCGTGGACAACTTCACGATTACGAACAGTACGATCCGCACGAATGTCGGTGGACCGAATCCTGCTGGAGCTAACGATGTCGTTCAGCTAGATACCGCCAACTCTATCTGGACGGACGTGACGGTTGATGGCACGAACCGCACTAATGGCGGCTTCAACATCGACATATTGCACAACGGCACGCACGTTTTCACGCGCCTGACGAACCGGATCTCGGGCAGTAACGCGCTCATGCACGTCGCTGGAAATGATATCGCGGCGCCCGAGATGAACGTCACCATCGATGACAGCTTCTTCGAAAACACAGGTCGTGGTCAGGGGTGGATGTTCGTTCGCGACGATGTCACGCTGACCGTCGATCGAACGCGCTACGTCGGCCATGACGCGGCTTTTGGCATCCGCATCGGCAACCGCAACGGCGACAATCCGACCGTCTTTTTCAATGCCTCGACATGTGAATTGGAGGCCGGCGATGCCGGAGATAATTGCTTCGAGTTCAGCCCGGCGGCCGATCCCTTGACCGGCGGCCGTCTTGCCATTGCCAATTCAACCTTGACTGTGCGCAATGGAGCTGCGGCGGTAGCGGCAATTGAAATCGGTGCCACGACCGGCGTCCCCGACTTGGACATCGTAAACACGATCTCCGACGGCGCGGGCGTGCTGCTGGTGAGCGAGGACGCAGCCTCCACGGTCGATCTCGGTGGGTGGAGCGACAATCTGTGGTTCGGGGATGCAGCGCCGACTGCGATCTTCGCACTCGACGATCAGGGCAACCTGGATGCCGATGACGTAGGTGTTACGGCACCGCTCGCTAACGACACCTTCGGCGATCCGCTATTCGCCAGCGAGGACGAGACGAGCCCGCTCTACCTGCGACTGCTCATCGGCTCGCCGGGCATCGCGATGGGCGACCCCGCGAACCTCTACGACGGCGCGACCTCGACGGACCTTCTGGGCATCCCGTTCAACAGCGCCCGGCCCAACGCCGGCGCCCGTGCCCACGGCATCCGCCAGAGAATGTTCCACCACATGCAGCAATCCGCGCTCCAGCCCTCTAACGACAACGCGCCGCTGAGAGCGGCAGCCTGAGGAGCCTCACGATGAACCGTCTCTCCCGCTTTCTCCCGTCTCTTTTCCTCGCGGCGGTGATCGCGTGGCCGGCAGCGGCCCAAGAAGTGCTCCGGCAGTCGACCGCGCGGACGGTCACCATCTGCCGCATTATCTCGGTGACCGACGCCACGACGCCGGTGACCAACTTCACGCTCTCCGGCGCGGACGAGGCCGAGGCCCTCAAGGCCAACGGCGCCGCAACGGTCGACATCTCAGGCGCGACCTGGACAGCGATCACCGGAGCCGACGGCTGCTACACGCTGGCGCTGACCTCTAGCCACACCGACACCGTCGGGTCTTTGCGGATCCTCCTCCAGGATGATTCTCTCATTCTGCCGCGCGAGGAGCCCTTCCTGGTGGTCGAAGAGGCAGTCCACGATGCCTTATGGGCTTCGGGTGCGGCTGTCCTATCGTCCGATGTCGCGTCGCGCATGAACCGCAGCGCCGCGACCATGGCCTTGGCGACTGTCAACACGGGTTCCAGTGCGACCAGCATTATCGTTTCGTCACTTGATCCGGCATCATCGGTGAACGATCAGTGGAATGGCCGTGTCCTGGCTTTCCCCCAAAACACGACAACTGCGGCGCTACGCGGTCAAGCAAAGCGGATCACTGATTTCGATCATGCGACACAAACCTTTACCGTCGATGCATTCACGACGGCCCCTGCCTCCGGCGATATCGCCATTATCTTCTAGGAACTGATCATGGCCGATAAGGAAATCGACGACCTGACGGTCGCCGCCGCGCTCGACGGCGACGAGGAGGTGCACGCGCTCCAGGGCGCGAACTCACGGCGCCTGAAGCTGCCCGGCACCTGGCGGCTGCACGACACCTGGGACCATGCCGTCGACGGCGATTCGGCAACCGTCGACTTCACCGGCCTCGCCGGCGCCCAGGACATCATGCTGATCGCGCGCCTCGTCACCAAGTCCGTGAGCGGACTTCTCGCGCAGCGCGTGAGCACAGACAACGGTGTCAGCTTCTACGATCAGGCCGGCGATTACATTCTGCTTGCGGAAGCCGGAACGGAAACCAATGCCGACTCCGGCGGCGCCCTGCATGGCACAGCTGCGACGGCGGCGCGCAGCGGCGTCGGCCTCATTCATGGCGCGAACGTGAACGGCGGCATCAAATATCTGAACGTGCCGCAGCGCGGCGAAGGAAATCGGGACTTCCTGTTCGTCGCCTCGACCGCGCCCATCAATGCCGCACGGATCTACCCGGGCAATGGCGGCAACCTGACCGGCGGCAAGATCTACTGCCTGGTGCGCGGCAAGGCGGCGACGTGATGGCCAGGGATCAGAACATGATGCGTTTTCTCGTGGCCGCCGCGGCGGCCTTTTTCATGCTGGCCGCGTGCGCGGCAGCCAGCCCGGAACCGCCGCCCGATCCGATCGTGCGCCCCGAAAAATCGCCGATCGCGCGGGCCATGCAATGCGGCGCCCGCGCCGACATGCTGCAGGCTCTCCGCAAGCAATACGGCGAGCGCTCCATCGGGGCCGGCATCAGCCCGCGCAGCGACCTGATCGAGGTCACCGCGTCGAGCGATGGCGCCACGTTCACCATCCTGATCAGCCGCGCGGACGGCTACGCGTGTCTGCTCGGCCACGGCACCGATTGGCGCGCGCGCACGCCCGAACCGAAAGGACCCCAGGCATGATCGGATCTGTTCACCACAGAGGCACAGATGGGGAATCTTATACCTCCGGCCCTCTGTGTCTCTGTGGTCTGCTAGCCTTTTTCATCACCGGCATAGCGACTGCTGCTGCGGGCCCGCTCGAGGATGCCGCGCGGGAGGTCGAAGCTCGTCTGGAAGCTCAGGACGCAGCGCTCGCCGCGCATGAGGCTGCCGTGGCCGCCGAGATCGAGACGATCAGATCGCGGCTGGACGCGCTCGAGGCGGGCGCGCCGCCGCCGCCCGTGCCCGAGCCCGAACCAGAGCCCGAACCGGAGGAGTGCCTGGTCAGCCAGGTCGAGCTCGGCCAGAGCCCGTTCCCGGGCAGTTTGAATCTCTTACCGGGCCGGATCGAGGCCGAGGACTTCGATCTCGGCGGCGAGGGCGTCGCCTACCACGACCTGACGCCCGGCAACGCCTGGCACTTCTACCGCGACGACGTCGACGTCGACATCAAGCCGACCGGCGACCCCGAGGGCGGGCAGTTCCAGCTCGGGCTGAACAAGGCGGGCGAGTGGGTCGAATACACGGTCTGCGTCAGGTCCGGCATCTACGACGTCAGGCTCCGCGCGCTGTGCGGCATCGCCGAGGCGAACGGCGGCTGCGGCACCATAGCGGTCTCGCTCGGCGGGCCCGGCGGTTTCGTGCCGCTCGGCAGCATCAAAGTTCCCTTCACCGGATCGTGGGACACCGACGCCGTCACGCTGGTGATCCCGAACGTGACGGTCGCCGGCGGCAACAAGATCCTGCGGCTCGACTTCTCCGGCAATTACCTCGACCTCAACTGGCTGCAGTTCGTCACCGCCGGAACCGCCAACCGCGCGCCGACCGACCTCATGCTGTGCCCGGCGCGGGCGGACGGCCAAGGGGAGATCCGGGCCGACACGAGCGACCCGGCGATGTGCGACCAGGGCAGCGGCTGATGAACAGAGTGAACGGACCACAGAGGCACAGAGCGGGAATTTTTACCTCCGATCCTCTGTGTCTCTGTGGTGAATGACATGCTGAGGCTGGCGATCTGGCCCGAATACCAGCTGCGGCAGGGCGACCTCAGAGCGCACCTGTGCCGCCAGGAAGGCCTCGTCATGACGGCGCTGCTGGCGCACCGCGAGGTCCGCATGGAGCTCATCACCGAGGTGCTGTGGCCCGACGCGGACCGCATGCCCGACCAGTGGTATCGGGCGCTCGCCGTGTGCCTGACGAAGCTGCGCGTGAAGCTGGCGCCGTTCGGCTACACGATCGCAGCGCGCTACGGGTTCGGCTGGCGGCTCATCGAACTCGCCGATGGCGAGACCGCCAAACGAGCGGCCTGAGCAATGGCGAACGCCATGGACAACGGCTCGAAGCGCCCGGCGGTTATGATCGTCGCGGTTGCCGGCCTGGTGCTGGCGGCGGCCGCCTACGTGGTGACGGCCTACCTGCAGTGGTCGGGCAACACCATCCTGAAGCAGGCGGACGCGATCGCGCGGCTCGAGGAGCGCGAGGCGAACCGCGTCCAGTACTTCGCCGAGAAGTTCGCCGACCTGCGGAGCCAGCTCGCCGAGGTGAAGCAGCGGCTCGAGCTGCAGGCCCGGGTCGAGCGGCTCGAGGACCTGCTGCGCCGCGAGCGCTTCCGGCGGTGGGGCGGGCGCGATACCGGCGAACCGACGGGAGACGGCGAATGAGCCACGGCCTCAAACCCGATGTCGATGTCGGCGGGATCCGTCCCGAGCTGGTGCTCGCCGTCGCCTTCGCCATCCCGGTTTTCGCCGCCCATGGCGCGGCCTGCGTCGTCACCAGCGCGCGCGACGGCCGCCATAGCCGCGGCTCGCTGCACTACGCCGGCCTCGCCATCGACCTGCGCAGCCTCGACCTGCCGCCGGCGGACTGGGAGATCGTGCGCGACCAGCTCGCCCAGGCGCTCGGGCCCCAGTACGACGTCGTGCTCGAGCGCGACCATTTTCACGTCGAGTTCCAACCGAAAGGACCCGCCTGATGGCAGAGATCAAGCTACCCGGCGCCGACGCCGGGCTGGGCACCACCGCCTTCATCGGCGCCCTGGTGCTGTTCAACGAGCAGTTCGGCGACATCGAGCTGGGCCGCTTCTATGGACTCTGCGCGGTCGCGATCGCCTACATCGCCGGCCGCGCCTGGGTCCACGTCGCGCGCGCCAAGCCTGCGCCGCTCGTCGGCGAGATCATCGGAAAGGAAGAAACATGAGACGCTTCACCATCGCGCTTTTCGGGCCCCTCATCGGGGCCTTTCTTTTGTCCGGCTGCGCCACCGGCGGCCTGCTCGGGCAGGACTCGGTGAGCCGCGAGGCGGCCGACCGCCTGATCCCGGCCGAGACCGTGGCCGAGCGCGGCCTGCGCGCCTGCCTCGTCACCACCGTCGTGTCGGAGCTCATGACCTATCGGGTCGTGTGGTTCGGCGGCACTCCCGACGAGAAGGCCCAGGCGCGCGCCGCCATGGAGACCATGCTCGCGGCGGTCACCCTGGTGCGCGGCGTGCCCGGCGCGCCGGTCGAGCCGTTCTGGTTCGAGACCGAGATGTTCTACGTCATCGTCGGCCTGGTGCACGGGCTCGAGGGCACGGTGAAAGACCAGGTCCTGGAGACGGTCGCCACGGCCCTCACCGGCCGGGTCGGCGGCCTGGTCTCCACGCTCCGGGTACGCGCCGGCCAGGCCGCGCTCGCCGCCGTCATGGTCGAGGACATCCAGCGGTTCTTCCAGGCCGAGGACAAGGGCACCGCAGAATGGCTCGACCGCGGCTGGGAGCTGTGCGAGGGCCGGGTGCGGACGAACATCGCGAAGGTGCAGTGAACGACTCCGATCTCGCCTGGCTCGCCTGGCAGGCCTACGACGAGGACGGGCTCTTCGACTACCGCTGCGCGCGCCGCGGCTGGCAGGTTCTGGAGCGCATCGAGCACCGGGGATCGGAGGCGGCGCTCGTCTGGCGGCACCCCGCGGACGTGACACGGGAGCGGCCCTCGGGCGCTCTCGTCTTTAGGGGGACAGAGGCCTCGCGGCTCAAGCTTCGCGACCTTTGGTCCAACCTCGCCTGGCCCTGGCCGACCGCGTGGCAGGGGCCGGGCCGCGTCCATTCCGGCTATCGGCGCCACCTCAACATGATCCCCTCGGCGCTGCCGCTCGCCGCCGGCATCGCGTCGGACGTGCCGCTCTACGTGACGGGCCATTCGCTGGGCGGCGCGCTCGCGACCCTGTTTACCAGCTGGTACTTCTGGGAGGCCAAGTTCAAGCGCCCGCCCTGGAAGCTCGCCGGCCTCGTCACCTTCGGTTCGCCGCGGGCGCTCGACCGGGAGGCCGCGGCCTGGCTGCGCTGCCCGGTCCGCCGATACGTGGTGAAGGGCGACCTAGCACCGTACTGGCCGCCCGTCCCCGGCCTGGTGCAGCCCGGCACCGCGATCGCGCTGCCTGCGGCCGGGCCCGCTTACGCGCTGCGCCGGAACCACGCCGCCGACCACTACGCTGCGGCGATCGAGAGCTCGTCTGAAATTTTGCAGTCGGGCCGGGGCCGCACCGCAAACCCTTGATATTCTTGGGGCGGCATGGCCGCCCGGTTTTGCAGGATTCCGCCCAAGCGATTGATCCGAAAGGCCGCGGCGATTATTAAGGGTGATCGGCAAGGGATGGCAAGCGGCTGAGATCGCTCGGCTTTTTTTTAGTTTTGCAGTTTCACGAGCCGCGTTTTGCAGTTTTCGTTCGCGCTCCGTGCCGCCGGCCGTGCCGCTCGAGCTTGGCGATCGCGGCGCCGGCGAGGCGCTTCTGCTCGGCGCCGTCGCTGTACCTCTGCACCATGGCGAGGGTGCGGTGGCCGGTGACGGCGGCGATCTCCCCCACGGTCGAGCCCGATTCCGCGAGCGCGGCCGCGACCGCATATCGCAGGCCGTGAAACGTGTAGGCCTCGAGGCCGAGCGCCTTGCGCGCCTTGAGGAAGCGCCACTCGATCGTCCTCAGTGGGAACGGCCGGCCGCGGGCGTCGGTGAGGATGTGGGTCGAGGTGCGCGCCCTGGTCCTCCTGAGCGCGTCGAGGCGGCGCTTCAGCGCCCGGGTCGCGCGGATCTCCAGGCGCCGCCCGGTTTTCTTCTGCACCAGCGCGATGGCGCGGCCGTCATACGCGGCCCAGGTCATGGCGGCGACGTCGGAGATGCGCTGGCCGGTGGCGAGCCCGAGCTCGAGCGCCAGCACCATGTCCGCCGGCGCCTTCTCGCGGAACTTTGCGACCGCCCAGTCCGGCCAGGCGGCGCGCGGCGCGCCGGCCCTGAGCCGCTTCACGCCCGCGGCAGGGTTGTGCGCGAGGACCTCGCGGTCGAGCGCGAAGGCGTAAATGAGACGCAACACCTCGACGGTCTTGTTGGCGGCGGCCGGCGTTTCCGCGAGGCTGTCGCGCAGGGCGTAGACCAGGGCACGGTCGACGCCGATGGCCGGGAGGCGGCCCCACAGGCCCGAGATCCGATCGAGGGCGGCACGATAGCTGCGGCGCGTCGCCGGCGCGAGCTGACGATAGTCGGGCGCCGCCAGGTAGCGGTCGATCAGGGCGTCGAGCGAGCCGGGAGGACGGCGGCGCGGCCGACCGGCAATGCCGGAGGCCTCGATCTCGCAATTGATTTGGTCGGCGCGGCGTGCCGCCTCTGCGGGGTCGTCGGGGAGGCGCTCGCGGGTGAGCCGGTGGTAGTGGTAGACGCGGGTGCCGCGCCGGACTCTATTGACGTGCTTCACCTTCAGGACCGCCATCTCGCGTCCGGGCCCTCTTCTCGAGCGCCTGCCAGTAGCGCGCGGGATCGGCCGCGCTCTCCCGCTGCCCATTCCCCGGCGCCCATCCTGCGCCGGCCTGCTTGAGCCTGTCCAGCGCGGCGTCGAGATCCTCACGGAACCAGTAGCGGTTGCCGCCGAGCGCCAGGCCCGGCGGGTAGAGCCCGGCCGCGACCCGGCGCAAGAAGGTGTTCAGGCCCTCGTCAAGGTAGGCGGCGGCGGTCGCCGCCTTCATCTTGCGGGGCCATGGCCGCGAGAGCGGCCCTCGGTCCACTTGTGCGTCACGCCCCGGAGGGATTGGACGCGTGCGGCCACGGACCGATGTTGCTTCATCCGACAACGGGAATCTCCACGTCGAAGAAGCCCTGGCGCCCGCGCACCGGCAGCGGGCTTCCCAATAGCATGAGGTCAGTGAAGTGCCAGGCGTAACGGCCGGGCGCGTAATTGCCGAGGGCGCGCTCGATGGGATCAAGCGCCTCGACGATCGCCTCGGTCCGAACGCATTGAGTGAGGTGGCCCAGTCCCACGATCGCGCCCCGGGGCAGATGGCCGCCGTCCTCACCAGTGATCTCGGCGATACGTTCGGCCGCCTCAGGCCCCAACACTTTTTCGATGTCCCACCAGATGTCGGAGATCGCTGCGACTTCCTCCGAGAAGATCCGCCGCTTGGCGGCGTGGATCGCGATTTGCTCGCCCTGTAACGCTGGCGGATAGGGCCATGACCGGGTTTCATAGTGCTTCACGCCCCGTCCCAGCAGCGAGGCCCAGGGTTGCCAGAGCGAGATCGCCTTCACGGTCTCATCTCCGGGAACTCCCGCACCATCAGCAGCTCGGGGATCGGCGCCTTCCTGGTCATCTGCTTCAGGAAGAACGGGATGCCGGCGACCTGGCACTGGATCTGGATCGCGCGTGCCCAGGAGGGATCCATCGGCCGCGCGCCGCCGCCGGTCTCGCCTCCGACGATGACCCAGTGAAGATCCGGCGAGCGCCCCGGCTGCGGCCAGAACGTGCCGCCGGCGGCCTCGACGGCGCGGGCGAGGTTGATCGGCTCGAGGAGTGGCTCCATCGAGAGGAATCGCACCCGCGCCTGCGCGTCGAGCAGGTATGGCAGGCGGCGCACGGCCTCCCACTCGTTCTCGACCGTCGTGCCGAGCCAGACGTTGGACCACGGCCACGGCGGCAGATCGCAGCCGACGAGCTGCTCGACGCACGAGCCGGGCAGCATCTTTCGGATGTTCTGCGGGCGCTTGGTGAGCAGCAGCCAGTCGAGGGACGGCGTCTCGGCGATCAGGGCCCAGAGGTCGTCGCGCCAGGCCGCCGGGACCTGGTTGTCGAACACGTCGGCGAGGGAGGCGCAGAACACGCGCGGTCGCCAGCCTAAACCGAAGGCCTTCCTCTTTCGTTGCCAGACGAGCGGCTGGCGCCAGTTGGCGGGCGTCGTGCGGCGGCGCGTCCCTTTAGAGCCCGGCGCCCATAGCTCCGGGTGGCCGGTTCGCTTGGCCCAGGCCTCGGCGTAGCAGTGGTCGCAGGCCGGCGAGACCTTGGTGCAGCCGACCCAGGGGTTGAAGGTGTGGTCGCACCACTCGATCTTGGTGTTAGCGGCCATGGGAGCGAGAGCGACCTTCGGCGCGCGGGGGATGCAGAGCATCGGAGCGGAGCTCGGGAGTGCGGCCCAGCGCCGAGGTTGGTTCATCCGGCAATTTCTCGGATTGCGCAATTCCCAGAGCCGTGTCGGTGAATCTAGCGTCGGTCATACCGGCTTGGCCTTCGAGATTTGCCAGGAAGGCAAATCGGCCGCGCAGGCGCTCGATCTCATCGGCCAATTCGTTGATAAAATATCCTGCCGTCGTTCGGCGGTCCCATGCACGCGCTCTGAACACCATATCTGTCACGACTTTCCCCCGGTCGCGTAGCGATCCGCCCGGGCCTGGAGAGCGCGAGCGAGCGCGAGCGCCGTCTCCGGCAGGGAACGATTGAACTCGACGGCCAGAGCCGCCAGCTCGGTCCCCGTCTCGAACAGGTCCAAGAGGCGCTGGGCGTCGGCTTCACTCATCGCCGCAGTTCCAGATGGACGGCTCGCGGCGCTTGGCGAGGCCCTCGAGGGCGTTCAGATAACCACGGCAATGGCGCAGCTTCTTGCGGTCCGCCGGATAAGCGAAGCCGAACTCGGCATCGGGCTCGATCGGGACGCCCTTGTGGCAGAAGAATGCGCCGCCCTGGCGCAGGGAGTCGATCAGCGTGATCCACTTCTCGCGATCCTGCTGCTCGTTCGAGCCGGGCCGGAAGGCGCAGTTGTTGCACGGCTCGCGGAACGAGCAATGCGGATCGCTGGTGTCCCAGATCTGCGCCGGATCGAACGGCTCCCAGATCGCCTTGCAGTTGCGGCATGAAGCCATACCGGGTCCGTATCCTTCGACGACCATGGTGGGCCCGAAGGCTACTTTGCGGCAGCCGCACTTGGGGCATTGCTTGGTCGAGCCGCGAAGATACCGGTCGCTCACGGGTGCTTCACCAGCGCGACGACGACCGCGACGACCACGAGCGCCCACACGATCCACCACTCGCCGACTTTGTTGCGCGTCGGGCGCGGCATCACGAGACACCGACCAGGCCGGCCCAGACGACCGCCCAGGTGACGAGCGCGGCGACCAAGAGCGCGATCAGGACGCGGCCGATCGGCCAGGCATCAGGTTGGTACATGGGAATCTCCGTCAGATGAGGCCGAGCCACCGGCCGAGTTCGACCGCCGCTATGGCGGCGAGGGCGATCGCGATCCAGGCGACGAGCGCCGCCTGCGCGATCGCCAGCGCATCGCAGGATTGGGTGGAGCGGGCCCAAGGTGCTGCCCCTTGGCATCGACGGGAGGGGGGAACCTCCGCCCGGGGGTGGGACCGGGCTGATCGATGGCGCTGGCGGCCCGCAGTCATACCGAGACCTCGCCGGGCCTCGGGTCGGTGACGCAGCGGCCAGGCCTGATGCCGCCCTTCGCCTTGGCGAGTGCCTGATTCGCTTCCGCCGTGTGCCGGGCGACGTTGTTCAGGCCGTCGAGCTGGTGGGCCTCGAGCTGGCGGGCGTGGCGCATCAGCTCGAGCACGCGCGCGGTCGAGGGGATCGGTGCCTCGGGCAGGCCGTCGGCAAAGAAGTGGGCGAGCGGCACGCCGAACAGGGCGGCGGCCAGCGCCAAGCGCGAGGCCGTCAGCGGCGTCTCGCCGCGCTCGACCTTCTGCACCGCCTGGTAGGTGACGCCGAAGGCACGGCCGAGCCGCTGCTGGCTCCAGCCCCTCGCCTCACGCAGCTCGCGCAAGGCGGCGCCAGCGAAGGCATCGACCAAATTGGGCGGGGATTGCGGCATGGTGACTCCCTGAAAGGGCGGTTGCGGGCGCAAGGCCGGGATGCAACCGAGTCGGTCTGATTACACCGTGGAAGTGTTAACCCTGTCAAGATGAAAACACATGCTAAGTGTTATTCGGCTGCAACGCTCGCGCGAAAACGCACCTAGCGTGTTGGAACGAGCCGAGATCTGGCGCTATGCTAAGGACCGGCCGGTTGCGTTGCCGGCGGAGTCTTTCAGCGGGAAGGCGCTTCGATATGGCAAAGATTGCCCGACCGATGCCGCGGCGGACGAGGATTATCCACAGCAAAGTGGTGGGGGTTACCCAACGCAACCGGGACGGCACCGATCGGCAGCGCATCATCGCCGACGGTTGCCAGGTGGGCGAAGAGCTGACGCTCTTGCCCGAGCCGGACAACCCGGTCGATCGCTACGCGATCAGGCTATGCCGGGAAAACGGCGACCAGATCGGCTACATGACGCGCGAGCTGGCCTACGAGTTCATGACCGAGATCGACGACGATTTGAAGATCGGTGTATGGATCACGGAGCTGACCGGCGGGACGCCCGACAAGCCGTCGCGCGGCGTCAACATTGAAATTCACCTAATCCCGATGACCGACGAGGAACGTCAGGCGGCGTCCGCGAGCACGTGATCGCGAGGCAAGGCAACCGCCCGGGCAGCGCCGACCACCGGCATGTCCTCGAGCGCGGGTGCATTGGTCCAGTCGAGGGTGAAATGGTCGGGCGCGCTGCCGCGCCTAAGGCGCTTGACGAATAGGCGACCGTCCGCGAGCTTGACGACGCAGCGGTGGCCGACGAGCTCGTCGGGCACGCCATCAAGCCGATGATCGAAGAAGACGATGTCACCGTTCTCGATCTCCGGGTAGAGCGAGTCGTCGACGACCTCGAGCGCCGCCATCCAGGCCGCGTCCATGACGGTGGGGCATCGCACCTGATCAAGGGAGTGCTCCTCCGGATCGCGCTCGTAGAAGAGCACTTCACCACCGCGTCCCGGCCGGCCGATGACTTCGACGAGATGCGGCTCGCTGATGAGATCCTCGGGCGCCGTCCCAGGAAAAGCCGGCGCCAGGCGCCTGGCCCATTCCCAGGTCATGGCATCCTGGTCGTAGCATAGCCGGTGCACGTGCTGTTGCGAGGTGGGCGGCCGCGCCGCCAGCGCGATCTTATCCTGCGTCAAGCCGCTCAGTTTCTTGTGGCGGCGCCAGAGGACTCCGAAGCGGCTCAGTTCCTTCATAACCGCGATGCTCGCCACCGCGGCGGTGTCGGTCAAACACCCTGTCCGTGTTCCGAGCAAACCCGCGTCCTCCCCCGGCCACCAATTTAACACTTGACAGGTGTTTTCTGGAACCCGCAACATTTCGTGTTT